GAAGGTGTACTACGACCCGTCGCTTGCTCGGCAGGTATCGGTATTCGTACCGGCTGAAGACGTGGTTGTTCCCTACGGCGCAAGCAATCTGGAGTCATCCCCGCGTGTGACGCATGTCATGCGCAAGACCAAGAATGATCTGCGTCGGCTGATGGTGGCTGGCTTCTATCGTGATATCGACCTGCCCGAACCAGAGAATGCGCTGGACGATATTGAGAAAGAGATTGCGGAGAAGATGGGTTTCCGCGCTACCACGGATGATCGGTACAAGATTCTTGAAATGCAGGTGTATCTGGACTTGCCGGGGTACGAGGATGAGGACGAGGATGGCGAGAAGACAGGGATCGGACTGCCATACATTGTAACTATCGAAAAAACTTCTCAAGAGGTTTTATCTATTAGGCGCAACTGGCGGCCAGACGACGAAACGTATCAAAAGAGGAATCATTTTGTTCACTACCCATATATCCCCGGCTTTGGATTCTATGCCTTCGGTCTTATTCATCTTATCGGTGCTTTCGCTAAGTCTGGTACTTCTATTATTCGTCAGCTTGTTGATGCTGGGACTTTATCGAATCTGCCGGGAGGTCTTAAAACCAAAGGTATGCGGGTCAAAGGAGATGACACTCCAATTGCACCCGGCGAGTTCCGAGATGTGGACGTTGCCGCCGGAACGATCCGCGACAACATTCTTCCGCTTCCGTACAAAGAGCCGAGCCAAGTTCTTCTAGGCTTGATGAATCAGATCGTTGAGGAAGGTCGCCGATTTGCTGCGGCGGCAGACCTCAAGATCGCTGACATGTCGGCCAACTCTCCGGTCGGCACGACGCTGGCTATTCTGGAACGCACGCTCAAGGTGATGTCGGCAGTGCAGGCGCGTATCCACTACGCGATGAAGCAGGAGTTGAAGCTGCTGAAGGACATCATCCGTGACTACACGCCGGACGAGTACGACTATCAGCCGGTGGAAGGTACGCCGCGTGCCAAGAAGTCGGACTACGACGACGTGGATGTGATCCCAGTGTCCGATCCTAACTCGGCCACGATGGCACAGAAGGTTGTGCAGTACCAGGCTGTGATGCAGATGGCGCAGGCCAACCCGCAGATTTACGACATGGTGGAGCTAAACCGGCAGATGCTGGAAGTTCTGGGTATTAAGAATGTCGGCAAGCTGGTGCCAAGCGCCGAGGATCAGAAGCCAAAAGATCCGGTGACAGAGAACATGAACGTGCTGAACGGCAAGCCGGTCAAGGCGTTTATCTATCAGGATCACGAAGCGCATATCGCCGTGCATCAGGCGGCTATGCAGGATCCGAAAGTTGCGCAGCTTGTCGGTCAAAACCCGAGAGCGCAGATGATCATGGCGGCTGCGATGGCGCATATCAACGAGCATGTGGCCTTCCAGTACCGGATTGAGATTGAAAAGCAGTTGGGCGTACCGCTGCCGGACATGGACAAGCAGTTGCCGGAAGAAGTGGAAGTCGAGGTTTCTCGCATGATGGCAGCAGCGGCAGCCAAGCTGTTGCAGAAAGATCAGGCAGAGATGGCTCAACAGCAGGCGCAGCAAGCGGCTCAAGATCCGCTGGTGCAAATGCAGCAACAGGAGTTGCAGCTCAAGGCAGCAGAAGTCGAGATCAAGAAGCAGAAGGTATTCATGGATGCTGCGGCAAAAGCAGATCAGATGGAGATCGAGAAGGCTCGGATCGAGGCGCAAGAGCGCATCGCAGGCGTTCAAGCCGGTGTCAAAACAGCGGCAGAGAAGGCCAGATTGGAAGCGGAGATGGAAGTCAAAGGCGTGGAAATTGGCTCACGAATTGCCAAGGATCGCGCAGAGATGCTCCGCCCTACACCATCAAAACCGAAAGGGTAATTTATGGATAAAGCGCTTGAGGTGCTGATCAAACAGGTACGTGACAAGCGTGATCAGATAGTTGAAGCAGTGGCTAACAACGCGGCCAAAGACTTCGCTGACTATCAAAAACTTTGCGGGGAGATTCGAGGCTTATCCCTAGCAGAGGGCTACATCCTTGACCTCGCAAAGAAAATGGAGTTTTCAGATGAGTGAACTTTTAATCGCCAGCCAAGATGGCGAGACTTCGACGCTGCCAGAAACAGCCGAGGAGAAAGCAAAGCAACTGCCGGAGCCGACTGGGTATCACATCCTAGTAGCGCTGCCGGAGATTGAAGAAAAGTTTGACAGCGGCTTAGTCAAGGCGGATTCAACCATCCACTTTGAGCAGGTGCTGGCAACTGTGTTCTTTGTAATCAAGATGGGACCAGACTGCTACAAAGATGAAAAGCGGTTCCCCAACGGCCCATGGTGCAAGGAAGGGGATTTCATTCTCGCCCGTCCGAACACCGGCACCCGCCTCAAGATCCACGGTCAAGAGTTCAGACTTCTGAATGATGACGTGGTAGAGGCCGTGGTCCAAGACCCACGCGGCATTAGCCGGGTTTAACAAAGGAGAAACACATGGCGACTATGCAGCAGGATGAATACAAGTTTCCTGATGAGGGTGGCAACGATTCCACTTCCGAGGAATTTGAGTTTGAAATTGAGGATGACACACCGCCGCAGGACAGAGGTCGCGAGCCTATGCCCAAGGAGGTTGTCGAGGAATTAGAGAGCGACGAGCTTGAGGATTATTCGGAGAACGTCAAGCTTCGTCTGAAACAGATGAAGAAGGTCTGGCACGACGAGCGCCGCGAGAAGGAGGCGGCATTACGTGAGCAGCAGGAGGCATTGGAGTATGCCAAGCGGCTGATGGCGGAGAATCAAACGCTGAAAGGTCGACTGACCCAAGGCGAACAGGTCTACGTCGAGACAGCCAAGAATGCTGCGGAGCTAGAGTTTGATGCGGCCAAGAAAGCGTACAAAGAAGCGTACGATCTTGGTGACGGAGACCAACTGGTCGAAGCCCAAGCACGGCTGAACACCGCGCAGTTTAGGTTGCAGCGAGTTAACGATTTTGTTCCGTCTAGACAAGATCCTGAAACTGAGGTACAAACGCAACCAAATCCAGTGCCTCGTCCTGACCACAGGGCAGTTGCGTGGCAAGAGCGCAACGAATGGTTCGGTAAGGACGAGGAAATGACTAGCTTAGCTCTGGGCTTGCATCAGAAGCTAGTCTCACAGTACGGGGCGTCATATCCGTCCACGGACGAATACTGGAAGAAGGTTGACGACACTATGCGTCGTCGATTCCCAGAGCATTTTGAAGAACGGGAAGAAGCCGAAGCGCCGGAACCAAAACCCCAGCGTGAAAAACCCGCCCCTGTCGTAGCTCCAGCGACGCGTACTACTGGCTCCAAAAAAGTCAAAGTTTCGCAGTCGGCGGTAAACGCGGCCAAGAAATTGGGCGTTCCACTGGATATGTACGTCAAGGAAATGATGAAACTGGAGGGTAGATAAATGGCTGAGAACCGTACACCACGTAATATCGAAACTCGTACTCAAGCGGAGCGTCCCAAGCAGTGGATGCCACCGGAGCTTCTGCCAGAACCAGATAAGCAGCCAGGGTACAAGTATCGTTGGATTCGCGTATTGCTTCAGGGGCAAACTGACGCTCGTAACATTTCCATGAAGTTGAAGGAAGGTTGGGAGCCGGTCAAGGTCGAGGAGCAACCGCAGTATCAACTGCTAGTCAATGGCGAAGGCAGATGGAAAGACTGCGTTCAAATTGGCGATGTGTTGTTGTGCAAGACACCAGAGGAGTTGGCCGAGCAGCGTAATCACCATTACCTGCAACAGTCGGAACAGCAAATCAAGGCGGTGGACAACAACCTTATGCGGCAAAATGACCCACGTATGCCGCTCTTCAAGGAGTCGAATTCATCGACTTCGAGAGGTGGCGGTACTTAAACTTTTTGGAGTAAACGATGGCATATCCTACTGTATCGAAGCCTTATGGGCTTCAGCCGGTCAATTTGATCGGCGGGCAGGTGTACGCCGGTTCCACTCGTCTGTTCCGTATCGCGGCTAACTACAACACCAGCATTTACTATGGTGATGTGGTCAAGCTGGCCTCTGACGGTACTATCGTCAAAGATACGGGCACAACGACTGCGACTCCGGTTGGCATCTTCTTGGGTTGCACTTATACCAACCCATCAACCAAGCAGAAACTGTACTATCAGTCGTACACGGCCAGCACTAACGCCGATGACATCCAGGCGTACGTAGTGGATGATCCGGACGTTCTGTTCAAGGTTGCTGCTGTTTCTTCCGGTACTACCGTGGCTTTCTACAGCTCGGAGCAGATCGGTATGAACGCAGCGCTGGTGCAGAACAACGGTTCTAACACCACCGGTGATTCGCAAGTTGCAATTCTTGGCACTTCGTTTGCCACGACTGCATCGTTGCCAATCCGTGTTGTTGATATTGTTCCTGATACTTCGAATAGCGCTAACGGCTATTGCGAGTTCATCTGCAAATTCAACGCACCGTACATTGTTTCCACGTTCACCAATACGTCTAACCTCGTTACCTCGACGGTAACTGGCGGTCATGCGTATCTGAACCCGACTGGTGTTTAAGGAGTAAGACATGGCTATTTCACGCGCACAACTACTGAAAGAGCTACTGCCTGGCCTGAACGCTTTGTTCGGCATGGAGTACGCTCGTTATGGTGAAGAACACAAAGAGATCTACGAAACCGAGACCTCTGAGCGTTCTTTCGAAGAAGAGACCAAGCTCTCTGGCTTTAGTGCCGCACCGGTCAAGAACGAAGGTTCTGCGATTCGGTACGACAACGGCCAGGAAGCTTGGACCGCACGATACAACCACGAAACCATCGCTCTGGGTTTCTCGCTGACCGAAGAGGCCATCGAGGACAACCTGTATGACAGCCTGTCGGCTCGTTATACCAAGGCGCTGGCTCGTGCGATGTCGTACACCAAGCAGGTTAAGGCAGCAGCAGTACTGAACAATGGCTTCTCGTCTAACTACCCCGGTGGTGACGGCGTAGCTCTGTTCAGCACAGCACACCCGCTGGTTAGCGGTGGCACCAACAGCAACACTCCGTCGACTCAAGTTGACCTTTCGGAAACCGCGTTGGAAAACGCAGTTATCCAGATCGCAGCTTGGACTGACGAACGTGGTCTGCTGATCGCCGCACGCCCACGTAAACTGGTTGTGCCTCCGGCACTGCAGTTCGTGGCAACCCGCCTGCTGGAAACGCAACTGCGTCCTGGTACCAATGACAACGACGTGAACGCGATCGTTAACAACGGTTCCATCCCAGAAGGCTATACGATCAACCACTTCTTGACCGATACGAACGCATGGTTCCTGACCACTGATGTTCCTAACGGCATGAAGCACTTTGTTCGTACTCCGTTGCAGAACTCAATGGACGGCGATTTCGACACAGGTAACGTACGTTATAAGG